GTTGTGCTGGTCGCCGACGTTGCTGCTGCCGTGGGGCTTGAGTATTCAAAGGTACGCACGCGGCTTCTCGCCATACCTGCCGAGCAGGCGCCGCGTATCCATCGCCTGAAAACTGTGACCGAGGTCCAAGACGTCCTTCAGGAACTAATCACCGAGGCCCTTGAGGAAATGATCAGCGATGGAGGCGACTAGCAGATATGCCAGCGGCCTGGAATCGCTTGCCCTCCAACTACGTCTTGCCCGACTGAAAAACCTGCAGCCTCCACCCAAACTGACCTTGAGTCAGTGGGCTGAGCGCTACGCTGTGCTGTCGAAAGAAACGAGCGCCCAGACGGGTCGCTTCCGTGCTTTCGCGTACCAGAACGGCATGATGGATGCCATTTCTGACCCGGCTGTGCACACCGTCACGGTGAAAAAGTCGGCCCGGGTGGGTTACACCAAAATCCTCGATCACGTGGTCGGCTATTACATTCACCAGGACCCGTCTCCAATCCTGATGGTGCAGCCTCGGGTCGAGGACGCCGAGGACTACAGCAAGACCGAAATCGCTCCTATGCTGCGCGATACGCGAGTGCTGAGAGAACTGACCGGCGACAGCAAGGCCAAGGATAGTAATCAGACGATCCTGAAAAAGACCTTTCTCAACGGGGCGAGCCTGTCTCTGGTGGGCGCGAACTCGCCTGGTGGCTTTCGTCGGATCACGTCGCGAATCATCCTGTTCGATGAAGTGAACGGTTATCCCGTTGGCGGTGCGGGCTCCGAAGGCGATCAGATAGCCCTTGGCAAGAAACGTGGCGAAACGTTCTGGAACCGCAAAGTCGTTCTGGGCAGTACCCCGACAGTTAAGGGTGCAAGCCGTATTGACCGCAGCTGGGAGGAGAGCGATCAACGCCGGTATCACGTGCCATGCCCTCACTGTGGTGAAAAGCAGGTACTTGAATGGGGCGGCCCAGATACTCCCTACGGTTTTAAGTGGGACACCGACGAGGCCGGTGTAGGCCTTCCCGAAACCGTCTTCTATGTGTGCAGGGCAAACGGCTGCGTTATTCACGATATCGACAAGCCCGACATGGTGGCTGCGGGCGAGTGGATCGCTGGCAAGCCATTCGCAGGGCATGCAGGCTTCCATATTTGGGCAGCCTACAGCCTGTTCCCGAATGCCTCCTGGGTGAACCTGGTCACCGAATGGCTGCGGGTAAAGGATGACCCGCTTTCGCGGCAAACCTTCATCAACCTGGTGCAGGGCGAGGACTACGAGGACCGTGGCGAGAATGCTCTTGCTGAGTCTCGATTGGTTGCCCGCTGTGAGGTATGGGGGGCGGAAGTACCGGATGGCGTGGCTGTGATAACCGTTGGCGTCGATACCCAGGGCGATCGCTTCGAATGTGAAGTGGTTGGTTGGGGCATGAACGAGGAAAGCTGGTCCATTGATTTCGAAATCATTGCAGGCGACATGGAAACTCCTGATATCTGGGATCGGCTCGACGCCTATCTGAAACGGATCTGGTACCGGGCTGATGGTCGCGGGTTTGAAGTCATGGCGGTCTGTCATGACTCCGGTGGCCACCACTCACAGAAAGTCTATGACTTTGCCAAAGCTCGCATAGGCCGCCGGGTTTGGGCCATCAGGGGCGAGTCAGCGGTAGGCGGCAAGCGCTCACCGGTCTGGCCGACCAAGATACCCAGCAAGCGCAACAAGTCCTCGTTTCGCCCGGTGATTATCGGCGTCAACGCGGCCAAGGATTCCATTCGGTCGCGGCTACATCTCACCCAGTCAGGTCCGGGTTACATGCACTTCCCGACCGATCGCGATATCAACTACTTCGCGCAGATGACGTCGGAGCGTTCTGTACGGAAAACCTCTGGCGGCCAGCACTATCGGGTGTGGGAGCTGCCGCCAGGTCGTGCCAACGAGGCGCTCGACTGTCGGGTGTATGCCTACGCGGCACTGTGCGGGCTGATGCATATGGGGCTCAAGTTGAACAAACGCGCTGAAGAGGTCGGTGCTTCGATTGGGCCCGTTCTCTTGCGGGCACCTGTACCCGTTTTGCAAAGCCCCGATGTTGTACCGGCCACTGTTGAAGTAACGCAGGGCGTGAGCCAGGCCAAACCCATCAAACGTAAGTCAGCCATCGCAAAAATGGCGTAGGAGAATCCTGTGTTTACACCACGCCTCAACAACTTCAGCGGCGTGGCCCCGGCCACGTTGCAACAATGGCTGGCTGAATCGCAGCAGGCACTTCATGACCTGAGTACCGGCGCCAAGGGCGAGTCGTACAGCTACACCCAAGGCGACGGCGCCAAATCGGTGACTTACACCCGTGCTGACATCGGCGCGCTGCAGGCTCACATCAACGCGCTGTTGTATGCCCTGGGCATGCGTCGGCGCCGTGCTATCCGGCCGGTGTTCTGATGACGACTGAATCCTTGATTGTCGACTCTCGCGGGCGGCCCCTGATGCCCATGCCGCCGAAGGCCAAAGGCAACGCCACGACGCTCACCGAGGGCATGGCGGGCCAATCGGTTTTCCCCTACGAGGCCTCGAACTGGTCGACGCAGGAAATGGGCAACTGGCTGCCGTGGATTCGCTCGCCCGATGCTGAGATCAACCAGTTTCGTGATCGGATGGTGGCGCGTAGCCGCGACCTGGTACGTAACGACGGCTGGGCGGCGGGTGGTATCACCCGGATCCTCGACAACACCGTGGGCGCTTCACTGCGCTTGTCGGCTAACCCGGATTATCGGGCACTGGCCGCCATGACTGGCAACCGCAAGTTCGATTCGGTCTGGGCCGAGGAGTATCGCCGGGCCGCCGAAGCACTGTGGCGGGGTTATGCCGACGACATTGGGCGCTACAGCGATGTTTCCCGGCAATTGACCATTTCCCAGCAACTGCGCCTGGCGCTGCGCCACAAGCTGGTCGATGGCGATTCACTGGTGGTTGCCTACTGGATGCCGGAGCGCGTCGGTTATGGCCGTGCGACCTACTCGACGGCGTTCATGCTGGTGGACCCCGATAGGCTTTCCAACCCGTACCAGATGGTTGACAGCAAGTACATGCGCGGCGGCGTTGAGATCGATGATCACGGCGTGCCGGTGGCGTACCACATCCGCAAGGCGCATCAAAACGACTGGTACAACTCCGTGGAAAGCATGGAGTGGGAGCGGGTAGAGCGCGAGGACGACGACGGCTGGCATCGAGTCATTCACGATTTCGAACGTGACCGTGCCGGGCAGAACCGGGGCGTGGGTGTTTTCACGCCAGTGCTGGCGCGCTTCAAGATGTTGGCGCGCTACTACGGCGTTGAGCTGCAGGCCGCGACCATTGCTGCGACGTTTGGCACCTATGTCACCAGCCCTTACGACCCGGCCCAAGTGGCGGAAGCACTGGACGGTGGTGATGAGCTTTCTGCCTATCAGGGCATGCGAGCCGACTGGGCCGATGAGCGTCCGGCAATGTTGTCCGGGGCGCGGATTCCAACCCTGGCCCCAGGCGAGTCGATCACATCGGTTGGCGCCGCGCATCCACACAATGGCTTTGGCGAGTTCGCGCACGAGATGTTGCGCACCTTTGCCGCCGCTGCAGGGATTTCGGCTGAGCAGATCACCCAGGATTGGTCGAAAACCAACTACTCCAGCGCCCGGGCAGCCCTGCTAGAAAGCTGGAAGACCCTGACCCGGCGCAACACTGAATTCAAAATCGGTACCGCGACCCCGGTGTTCTCCTGCTGGCTGCATGAGGCGATGGACCGTAATGACTTGCCGCTGCCCAACGGCGCACCTGACTTCATGGAAGCCCGTACAGCGTACTCGCGGTGCGACTGGCTGGGCGTTGCCCGTGGTTGGGTTGACCCTGTGAAAGAGAAGCAGGGCGCGATTCTGGGCATGGACGGCGGTCTGTCCACGCTTAAGCGCGAGTGCGCCGAGCAGGGCCTCGATTACGAGGAGGTGATTCACCAGCGTGCCGCCGAGGTGGCCCAGTTCAAAGAGCTGGGCTTGCCACCCCCGGCTTGGTTCGGCGACACCGCCGCCAATGCCTCAACCCCTGAAGAAGAGCCCGAAGCGCAATGACCAATTATCCGCATCTGGCGCAGAAACTGTTCAACGTGCCGCTGGCGATCACCCCGCAAAAAGCTGAGATCGTCATGGCCGCCCTGGCTGACCGGTTCGGCCTGGCGCGGCTGTTTCATGCCGACGGCAAGGTGGTCGCGCTGGACAACTGGGATGGCGATATCGGCGAGCCTGCCGAGGCCAGAGCCTATGAGGTGGTCGCCGGTATTGCCGTCATCCCGGTGACCGGCACCCTTGTACAGAAACTGGGCACTCTGCGGCCTTACAGCGGGATGACAGGTTACGACGGGCTGCGCGCCTGTTTGAGCATGGCCCTGGCCGATGATGACGTTCGTGGCATCGCGCTCGATATCGACAGCCCGGGTGGAGAAGTGGCGGGGTGCTTCGACCTGGCCGACGACATCTACCGCGCTCGCGGGAGCAAACCGATCTGGGCCATCCTCACCGAATCGGCTTACTCGGCGGCGTATGCTTTGGCCAGCGCCTGTGACCGCATCGTGGTCCCGCGTACGGGCGGTACCGGCAGTGTGGGCGTGATCTGCATGCACGTAGACATGTCCAAGGCGCTGGGCGCGGCCGGGGTCAATGTCACGCTGATCCACTATGGCGATCGCAAGGCCGATGGAGCTGACTCGAAGCCACTGTCGGACGAGGCGTTGTCACGATATCAGTCTGACGTCGACGCCATGGGCGAGCTGTTCGTAAAGACTGTTTCGCGTAATCGCAGCCTTTCTGTAAAGACCGTGCGTGCCACCCAGGCCACCACTTTTCTGGGCGCCGCTGGCGTCGAGATTGGCTTTGCCGATGCCGTCATGGCGCCGGACGAAGCGTTCCGTTCCCTGCTCGCCGAGCTGGGTTGAAGTTTCAACTCCCTTAAAAACCGAGGTTCACATGTCCAAGCTTTCCCGCGTGGCGAGCGCGCTTTCGTTCGCCCATTTGGCCGGTATCGGATCGATGCGCGGCAAGAATGCACGCGCTGATGACGATGACGACGAGCGCAAAGATGCTCGAGCAGATGACGATGAGCCGGACGACGGCAACGAGCAGGATCGCGATAACGGCGACAGCAAGAAATCGCGCAAGGCCAAAAAGGCCAAGGCCGGTGAAGACGCTGACGATGATGACGACGAACCTGCTGCAAAAGGTCGCGCTGCCGACGGCGATGATGACGACGACGATGAAGGTGATGGCAAGTCGTCTCGCCGCGCCAAGGGTAAGTCGGCATCCGATGACGATGATGCGGACGCCGAAGACGACGATGACGAAGATGAAATGCACGGCAAGAGCGCTGCCGCCAACGCCCGTCGCCGTGAGCGTGCGCGCTGCGCTGCCATCTTCGGTTCCCGCTATGCCGCGCGTAACCCGGTGCTGGCAGCCAACCTGGCGTTCGGTACCAGCATGACCCGTCAGCAGGTTCTGGCCGCCCTGCGTGATGCGCCGGCCGACAGCACTACCAACCGGTCCCGTTCGGCAAAAAATCCTGAACTGGGTTCGGGCGGTGAACAGTCACCGTCGCGCCAGGCTCACATCGAAGGCCGCTGGGACCGCGCCATGTCCAAGGTTCGCGGTCGCTGATCGGTTCCGTCCGTATTCATTTTCAGGAGATAGACCATGTCTTATGTTCCACAGACGCCGCTGGTTGAACAGCGGCACGCGGGCGGCTTCATCGTTTCCCTGGCCAACGGTCATCAATCCATTGACCAGGTGTTGTTGG